ATTGCTGGCATGATTATTAACGTAAACCTTTAAACTTTTTTTCTTTATTTATAGAAGAAATACTATAGTCCAGTAACTACTCTAATAGCACCAGTATTTCTCAATCCAAGTTCAGAATTTACACCGTTAAAGTATCTTCTCTGAATTGTTGGGAAGGTTGATAAACCCGCATCAACAGTTAATCCAGTCACTCCAATAGAAATTGGATTTGATGATCTTTCACCATTATATATTCTACCCCAAGATAGGGTTCCCAGTGACATAGTTGTACTGGCATCAGTTGGATCATATGAACCTGTGGTAGCAATACCAACCGCTTCTGATGTTGTACTTAATATATCACAAGTGATATGTGCTCTAAAATCAGTTAATTGTGATAAAGCGGAAACTTTGTAGATATTATCTAAGAAAGTAGATCCTATGGAAACAATTTGATCATCAGTACCATCAACTGAAGTTACTCCAGATCCAACAGAATACGAAGTATCTTTAATTAAAACTGGATAACCAACCTGCAATTTGTTTGCATTTGAGTTAAATGACGTGTAGAAGAATCTGAGTGCTAATGATCCAGGACCCTGAGATCCCTCTACCTGGGTAATACCAGTAATAATTCCTGTATATCCTTCAACATTATTATATGATAATAATTTTTCATACTTAGGTGTCACTTGTGGAATAGTTACGCTTGGTGGATTTGTATTCGTATATCCAAATCCAACATTATCAATAGTAATAGAATCAACCTTTCCATCTACAATATTTGCTTTTGCCTCTGCAAATGTAGAAACACCAACAACCGCATACTTGTCCTTAACAGTAGTTCCAATACCAACACCAATTGGTGCAGAAATACTTAAGGTTACTGGCGTTGTAGTATAACCAGCACCAGGATTGACAATTGTGTAACTATCTACCTGACCGGTATTGTTCACATTAGTTGTAATTTCTGCTGCTTCAAAATCAGTATGCTCAAATACAATCATGTCAACAGCAGTTATATTTACATTATAACGATCTGAAGATTCAAGTGAGGGATTCACCAAGTCTTCATAGAAGAATGATGTTGCATCATCAACAAAAATACCACCAGTTAACTCAATGCCAGTATCCTCATTTATATCACCAATTACCTTTGCTGTTGGATAAATCTGAGGTTCAATAACTTCTCTTGCCTTAGAAATTAACTCGCCATTGATAATTTTATCTTCTTTTTGTTTAATCCAATCAAGTGGTTTGCCAACAATTTCATTAATACCAGGACCTCTATAGGTAGTAGTTTCTACTAAATCAGATCCAAGGATACTCTTAATAATTCTATTTGATAATTGATCTTCAGTTGTTGTATCTTCTGAATTTCTTCTTATTCTGACTTCATCACCAGATTTAATAGTTTCATTAACATTGACAATTTGAACATCAACACCATCTTCACCTTTATAGAAGAATATATCAACTTTGTCTTTAATATCTGGTGGTTCAGTGAATTTAAAAGTAGTGCCTCCTTGGAATTGATATGCAATGTTTGGAGTCTGAAGAACTCCATTAACGAAAATTACTAGAACGGCATTTAAATCAATAGATTCTCCGAGAGCGGAAAGTTCATCAACTTCAAAACTTAGTAATTGTCCATTGCGGAATAGTGGGAATCTCTTTCTAAATCCAGTTTGTAAAGATGAAATACTATCAATGAAGTCTAATTCTCCAAACTGCCATGCAGAGAAGAAATCATTAAATGTATTTACAACTTCTAATTCAAATTCATTAAATGGTTTTTGTAGTCTCTTATCAGTTACTAATCCTACAGGAGTAAATTTATCACCAATTGCGAAAGAATGACCCTCTCTTGCAATTTGGAACTTAGAGATTTCAAAGAAACTTCTACCAATAGAAACATTAGATGGATTAGGAGTTACATCTAAATTCAATAATAGATTTGCTCCAGTATCAGTGGTTTTTCCAATACCAAGTCTAGAAATGCCTTTAACATCAACAGCGTCATAATTTGGTTCTGGTGTTGTTATTTCTGGATTTACAAATCTTGCACCAAAATCTTTAAGGGTAAATTCAAGTGCTCCACCAGTTCCAGAAGGAGATTTACCAACCTGCAATCTTAAAGTATTGAGAGTAGTTTTACCAACAGGTAAACCAGTATTATACGCAGGATCAGTAGTTCTTGGATATGGATGTAAAGTTGAATATGCATCCTGAGCACATGTAAATACTAATGATCCTCCAGTAATAGTTACTTCTGCATTTGATTTTAAAACGGATCCATTATATTTGACTCCAACAAAAGTATGTGTATATTGTTCAGAAGTTGGTGTTGGATTTACATTTACTCTGAAGGTATTTGTAGTAGCATTAGCAATAGTTAACCAAATACCACTTGCATAATCACTAGATCTTGGGTAAGAATGCTCTGTTTGATTTCCATCTTTAGTGCAAGTAAATATCAAACTATTATCTTCAATAAGAATCTTATCTCCAATTTGGAAACCGTGATTTGCTACGGTAAGAGTTAAGTTACCAGTATTCTTGACATAAGTTGCCGCTGTAGGAGTTACTGTTGTAGCACTACCAACACCATGAGATGCTGCAGTAACAACTAATTCTCCAGTTGAAGGATCATATGTTGCATCGGTTGGTGTTAGATTACCACCACCGGTTATCGCAATAGAATTATTTGTTGAACTTACAAATCTATGCTTATTGAATGCAACTTGGGTATCTAGAATTGCACCCGTACCTCCACCACCACCAGTTCCAACATTAACTGTAATGGTATTTACTGAGGTCTGTTCAATACCTAGAGTTGCGCCAGCAGCTGGATCAGTTGAACGAGGATATGGATGATTAGAATCATGATCATCTCTATCACATGTAAATGTGAGAGAATTAGTTGCTATTGTAAGTGTGTTTTGTGCGTGAAGTATGCCATCAGTAATAGCACTACTAAATGTATGTGCATAATTACCACCAGTTCTTACCGCATTTGCATCTGCAGAATAGAATGTGTGTCTTGTGGTATTTGTTGATGGTGTTGTAGATAAAACTTTAATAGTGATAGTCGTATCGGTGACACTTTCAATTTTTATTGCAGTATCGTTGAAAGGATCCGATGCTCTTGGATAACCCTTAACTGAAGTATTATCATCGACATCACAAGTAAACTTGATAGATTCTTGATCTAGTTTGATACTAGTTCCAGGTCTTAAAGTATGTGCTCCAATAGTAAGTTCCATCAATCCAGTTTTTGGATCATAAATTGCATTGGTAGGAGTAAAGGCAACCGCAGGAGAAGTTCCTACATTTATTTCAAAAGTATTGGTAGATACATTAGATACTTGAATCCACTTACCACTAATAGGATCAGAAGGTCTGGGATATGGGTGAATGGATGTATTAGAATCCATGGTACAAGTGTAACTTATACCATAATCTTTTAGTTTAATATAATCACCATTTGAGAATCCATGATTATTAATTGTTAGTACAGAAACACCAGTTGCAGCATCATAAGTTGCATTAGTAACTGTATGCTTAGATGCAGCAGTCATATTGTGTTGATCACCAACTGTTAAGATTAGTTCTCCGGTAGATGATATGTAATCAGCAGTCGATGGTGTTAAATCTGCTCCGGTATTTGCAGTAACTGCGTTAGAATTTGCACTTACGAACTTATGAACAAATTCAATATCAGTTACACCAACACCAATGGCATCTCTATAACCAGAACCAAAAGTTAAATCATTATAAAACTCATATGCATATCCACCACCATGATAAAAGTGTGGGATAGTCGATACTCCAGCTTTAACTTCAAATGTTCTTTCTGAAACTATACCAATAACAGGTAATGCTCTCTCATGATCTTGGAAATATGAAGTTGTATATCCAACATATCCACCACCACCAATTGTCTTAACAGAATCTGTGTTTGCTGAAACGAAAGTATGTGGATCCGTATTTGTTGGTGTTGTTCCCAATAACACATTCACTTTAAACGTGTTAGTTGTTACATCAGAAATATATAAGTATTTGTCAAAAGCGGGGTCTGTAGATCTAGGATAAGCTCTGTTTCCACCACCACTATAAGTACAACTGAATGTTATTGATTCTTTATCGAGTTTAACTGCATCTCCATTTGTAAGACCGTGATTATTAATTGTTAATACTAGATCACCTGTTGATGGATCGTATGTTGCATTAGTAGGAGTTCCTACTACATCAGTTGGGCATCTAAAGTATAGATCTTTTAAATGAACAGTGTTTGGATATCCTAAAGCATATCCATGAACTTCGTTTGTAGTTACTGTAATAATACCAGTTGTATTATCATAAGCAGCTGTTTGAATACCCAAACTATATTTGGATGAGGTTCCAACACCTACAATATTTGTAATAGATCCAGCAGCAAATAAATTAGTATTATCTTTTAATTTTGGTTTGACTGATGCACCAACTAAAGGTGCATATCCAAGACCTGGTTTAGATCCTAAGGAAACAATAATACCACCTCTTGGTATTTGGTTCTGGTTAATATCAAACTCAGATTGTAATGGAATACCATTTTCCGAACTAATTCCAGTAAATGATATGCTACTAACACCTACACTTCCACCACTTCCTGGTGTTGATAATAATTCATAATTATTTCCAGCATTATTAAGAGTTAATGGAGTTTGGAATACCCCATTAATGAATACGATTCCATTACCAATACCAACACCAGTTTCAGTATTTGCACCACCAACAGTTAGTGTGTAAGTTCTACCAATACCAGTGAAAGAATCTGAAATATCATCAAATAGCATGTTAGTTGTATAATTAGATCTCAAGAAAGTTCTTCCTGAGAATTCTGCCTTCACATAAGGAAGATTTGTATCACTTCTTCTAGCTCTTGTATTACCCTTTGGTGGATCTAAGAAAATTACTTCACTATCTACGATATTAAATGATCCTCTATGCACTCTAGCAGAGGCACCAGCACTGAATGTAGTCGCTGCTATACCCAAAGATCCTCTTCTGACTCTAACCACTGGTAGAGTACAAATACCGAGTGCAACATCTTTTGAATCATTAATAGTTCCTTGAGCTAGACTTGCAAATCCAACTTGCTCAACCTTCATATATTCATGTATAGAATCGGTGCCAACCTTTAAAACATCTCTAGGTTGAACTGAACTAATTCCACTAAGAACAAATTGGTTAACTCCGATACCTATTGCATCTCTTAGAGTATGTTCAATCGAAGTGAACGTAATTGGTTGCTGAACAATGCCATCCAAACCAATAACTGTCTTAGACAGTTTTTTAGTCATTGAAAACTTATGGGCATTTCCTTCACCAACACCAGTAAAGGTAATTGCTATACCAGCAGTAATATATTCGGGTCTACTGTAAAGGAAGAATTTATTTTCATTGAATACTTTAACGAAAACAGTTTCTGGTAAAATATCAGTTACAATACCAGCCACATTAGTAGTAGAACCAATACTAACTGCAGTAGATCCAACTCCAACGAATGAAGATCCTGGTGTATAAACTAGTTCTTCATTATCATTAAAGAAGTGGCTTGGAATGGTTATTTCCCCAGTTTCATAGTTTACCTGATTAGTGTCATTTGGATTCCAAAACTTATTATAAATTGGTTGTCCTTCATGTCTAAGGGGGAAGTTGACTTTATTTGCTCTAGATCCATTGATACCATCATAAGCAGATAAGAATAATCTTGCCTCAGCAGGACCAATATCTAAGGGATCTGGAGTATTAAAGAAGTCTGGAATAATATTGAATACAGTATTATATGCTTGTATCTCTACTTCAGAAGTTTGATTGGGATCTGGATATAAGTAAACTTCAGTAAAATTACCATTAGTTTCTGTTCCAATAGTACCAATACCAGAATTAGAGTTACCAGTAAAGGAATGTTGGATAGTGTATGAAGTCCCCGCCGTTTGTAATATGGTAGCTTGATGTATTGCAGATTCTGTTGGGGTGCTTACTCTTATGATAGATTTAACACTACTATCTCTTCTATTATCAATTCTTGTAATCAAAACTTTGTCACCATTAAGTGACTTAAAGTTTGTTGATTCTAATCTTCCACTCTGCTCAGCACCAACTGGTTGACCAGGAACTGCAAATCTATGCGTACCAACACCAACAGAAGTATTACCCAATCCAGTTACACTAGCGTTTATGATAATATCTCTTGGAGTTTCATTCTTACATTCAAAAATTACTTTATTGTTTGCAGAATCAAATCTTGCTGTAGTAATTCCAATTTTATCTGTAGTGAAAGTATTATTAGTGGAGTCTGCAAATGTTTCAGAAATATAAACGTTGGTGCCGTCAAAATCTACAATTATTTCAGAAAAGTTAATTGTCTTAGTAATATCATCTTGTACTAGAACATCTGCAACGAAACCATTAAAATCATTTGTTGGGAATTCTAAGATACTGACAGTGGTTGCATCTCCAGTGACTGCATCTTTACTGTCTACAAGCACATTTGCGCCATATAAATCAATGTTTCCAATTGATTTGGAACCATTAACAAATGCGTTAGTTTTGAAATCAGTTTTCAGAACTTTGATATCATGATCTCTGTCATATTTTTCAGTTGGTATAAAGTTTAATGCTTTTCTTGCAAAAGAATCAGAAACAGCTTCAAATGATCCAAGTTCTAATACTGAAAATTCAGAACTCTTGTCAACTAATATGGCATCATTAGTAGTTGTAAGAACAAAATGCTCAGATAGTTGAACATTTTGAGTGTCAGGATCTATAACTTGAATTATATACTTAGCAAAATTCTTTTCAATTTCTTCAATTTCTGCAAATTCATCTTGGAATCCTTTGCTAGAGAAACTTCCACTAATATCATCATGAATTAAAACTCTGTTACTCTTACAAAGAGTAAAGTCAGTTAGTTTGGTGTTTTCGAGAGTAGCAAACTTAGATTTTGTTGGATTTACATCAGGTCTAGCATCATAATCTGATGCAAAATCAAAAGTGTGTATAGTATCAACTCTCTTGTCTCCCATAACATCGAGAACGACTACAGGAGATGATTGTATTGCAGTTCTGATACCAGCTTGAGATGCAGAATTAATTCCAACATCTGCGAAATTCTTTAATCCTGCTGGATGTACAAGTCTGTTGACTGGATTTGCCAAATCATCCCATGGAATTTGACTCTTAATTGAATAAGATAGATTTTGATAATAATCATTATCAGGAACAACTTGGAAGTCTTCACTCAACTTACCAATATTATCAGACCATCCAATGTCTTGGCGACTTGCATAATCAACGACGAATTTTGCTTCATTGACATCAATATTCGTGATGGTAGCACTAACATCACTATTAGCACCTCTTATTCTATCACCAACATTAAAATCAAATAATCCATCAATTTTTATAAATTCTTCTCTACTACCAGTAACAACAGCATCTTCAAGTGCAAATAATCCAGAAGGTCTTTGTACATATAACTGCTCATTTTCAAGGAATCTTCCTCTCTGCTGAACAACTTCAAACTCAGGATAATTGTTTTTGTTTACAATAGTTGCATATCCAGACTGGAATGTTTTGGCAATACCAGGATTTGTGGTTAGACCTGCAATACTATACTTGAGAACCGCTGGATTTGATGGTGTATATTCAACTACTTCAAAGAATCTAAAATCATAATTTTCAGAATTGTACCCATCCCCATCAAAAGCTTCTGTATTAATACCAGAGGTTGAAGCTTGCTGAGTTCCTATTCCTGCTTCACCAAATAATTCAACACCCTCTACGAATATTTCATCACCAACTTTAAATGGATGATTTGTAAATCCATTTAGTGGAGTTTCTAAAACACATGTAACAATACCGGAAGCGCCGCCAAGCATTGATCCAATACCAACACCATTGGAGTTATTAAGTGCAACAACTCTATGATTGACTGAATTTAATCCATTAATAGGACCAAGAATATCAACACTCGAAATTGCTTGATTCGGAGTAAAAGCAACTAATGAAGAATCATCTACTATTTCATTTTTTTGTGGATCAAATAGAACTAGATCAGGTGGTGATAAGTATTCTTTACCACCAGAAACAATATTAATTTCTTTAATACTATCAACATTATCAATTCTGATGATAGGTGATACAAATGCTTCTGGAGATAAAGTTTTATCGGAAGAATATTCGTATCCAATATCAATAATTCTAACTCTACCAATTCTTCCAATAGAAGTTGATAATGCTACAATATTAGCATTAACACCATTTTCACTAATTACTTTTTCAAATTTAGGAACTTCTTTATAATTTTGACCCTTAGAAATAATTTTTAAATCTTTAATAGATCCAGTTACATTTTTAGATTTAGTTGAATATTCTATAGTATCGCATTGATCATCTTTGTATGATAAAAGTTCGGGTAAACTTCTTGGGGAAACATTGAAGGTGTCTGAACTAATACCAAAAACTTTATAATCCCCATTATATGCACTGTTAACAAATTGAATTTCAGAATTATTTTTTACTAATGTATCTGAAGTGCTGATGTATCCAGATTTTTCTACAGAATAGAACAATTTGGATGGAGTTGAAGAACTATATCTTACAGATACTCTTCCCTCAGTTCCTATTCCTGCGGTACTAACTCCAGTTACATTATATAAATCACTATCTTGAGATGTTATAAATTCATTTCTAAAATCTTTATCATAGTAGAATTTTAGTTTATATCCCTCAAGGGATGAATCGCTTACATCAAATAGGAGAGTTGCATTTTTAAATGCTTTTAGATGGGGGTTAATTAATGCTACACTGTGATCAGCAGAACCTTGTGATGTTATATTGATTGTATTTGCAGGATCTAAAGTTACATCTTTTAGGGTTTCGCCCAATTGAAATGTATTTGAATTAACTTTATATACAAAATAAGCACGATTGGTTAAACCTGCAGCATCTCCAGCATAGAGAACTCTATCACCAGTCTTATATTCATGATCTTGAATCGTAATTTCAGATTTTGTAGTATCAATATCTGAAGTTGCGAAAGTTTTCTTATTGATTAATAGTTTTTGAGAGGTTTCATCAAATGATAATGCTAATGCTCCAGTACTTCCCAAACCAACAACAGTATTTGGAACAACATTCAAAGATACAATATCACCATTTTCCAGTCCGTGAACAGTGGATCCAGTGCCAATAACATCTAAACTAACTTTTGTTGTAACTGAATCAACATTACCAGTAACTTGATTCTTATTGGTTTCAAAGAAATATTCAAAATCATCAGAACCATTACCGTGGAAGAATAGACCTTCAGATAAAGTACCTACACCTGCTTGTATACCACCTGCTGTCTGAATACCAATATAATCTGGACCTTTATTGATCACAAATACTGTTGAAGTATCTGTAGTTACATCAGGAAGATTGAATAGATTATTCGCTAAACTTTCATTGCCAACTAATAATGAAGCTGCAGTTCCTTTTTTAGTAAAGGTTAATTTTTGTCCATGATGGAATGGATGATTTGGTAAGTATATTTGGCGTGTAGGTATTGATTGATTTGTTTTAGTTTCACCAACAACATATTCAGTACTTATCGAAACACCAGCAGTTGTTCCAACACCAACAGATTGGTGACCGTTGAAGAAAATTTTATCGTTTAGATTGGAATTAAACTTTTTAGTTTTGACTGGAATGCTGAGTGTCGTTGGTAATACATCTAATTTTGATCCGTATGTATGGGCAACTCCAACAGCAAATCTTTTTACTCTTAAAATAGATCCTATCGGATATATGTTGAGAACACTTACAATTTCATCATCATTAATTTTAATACTAGAACCTACAGAAACTGATTTTGGAATTCTATCAACGTAAATATCATCAATTCTTCCAGAAACAATTACGTTCTCAGTCATTGACTTAGCAAGACCAATTACATCTGTTTTGATTCCAACAGCGAATGTATCTTGAAGTCCTATTATAGAAGAACTTAATCCTGAAACATTAACACCACTTTCATCTAATAAATCAAAAAATGGTGATGTTGTTGCTTCAACAGTGTTTTCATCAACCCATGTGAATATAGATTCTTCATATCTTTCGAGAGTGGTATCTAGTGCAGTTACAGCAAATCCAACTAGGGATTCAACTTCGGCATTGAGACCTACTCCATTTGTTAGATTATTATCAAATTTGGTTACATCCCCAACCTTGTAATTACTTCCACCATCCAATACTTGTAGTGAATCTACTTCTCCGGTGGTAATAGATTCTACAGAAGAAATTTGTCTTAGATCTTCATTAGATTCAATAATAAAATCATTATCGGAGAATTTATCACCAACTCTATATGGAAGCGTATTTCTTATTAATTTAGAATTATTAAAATCAAATTCTTGATTTAAAGAAGAATTTTCAGAAATAAATGGTGATTTAAAAGTTTTACCAATATAGTAGGGGAATACTGGTACAAGTTGATTAGACTGAGTATCTTCTTCTACTGTAGCAAAATATGCATAAATTCCATTAGGAAACTCATTAGTTTTGCAGAATCTTCCATTGTGAATATCAAGATCACCACTTCCATCAAAATGCCAGTCATCAATAAAGTAACCAGCTTTAAATAGTTGTTCAGAAGGACGATCAAAGACATTAGCAGCATTTAACTTATATCCAGAAGTAATGATACCAACATTTGGACCTAGTTGACCTGGATCTGTATATGCAAAAGGACCATAAATTGGATTTCCATCATACGCCCATCCAATAATTGGTGAGTGCTTGGTTTCGTCTTCTTTAAATTGATTTTGAATAGTTGGAGAATACCCAAGAGATCTCATGGCAAGACCACCATCAATAGATCCTAATTCATAATCACCATCTTTAAATCTGGAGTCTACGATTAACTTTCTAACTCTAGGATTTAAAATTGCATTTTTACCCCTTGGTACAACATCAACTTCAACACCTGTAGAAGTATATCCAATACCAGAATTAACAACTATAACATCCGCAATTTTATGAGTATCATCTACAACTGCTCTTAAGATAGCACCACTACCACTAATACCTGTAGTAGTGATAACAATATCGGGATCTGAATGATAATCTCTTCCCCTATTCAAAATTTGAGCATCTATGATTTTACCATCTACAATAACGGGTCTCACTATACCGCCACTACCATTCTCAATCTTAATATCTGGAGTCTTTGAGTGATTTAAAATAGTTGACCCATACTTAGTTCCTGGTTCAACTATTCGTACTTCTTCAATACCACCCTTTACAATAGGAGTAACGTTAATTGTTCCTGTAATTGTTGAAGCAAATGAAACTACCACTTCAACTTTAATATCTGGATATTTGAAGATTTGTTCACCAACACCTTGAGATGATAGCTCTACATAATCATTTCTAATGAAATCAGTATTAGATCTAGTTCCCGAAACGCCAGCATCAGATACTCTAAATGTATTATCATCTACTTTGATTACATAATATTCGTGAGTAACATCTAATCCACTTACAGCAGTACCATTAGATTCAATTTTGTATTCAACTAAATCACCACTTTTAAACCCATGATTTTTTGATGTTAGTGTATCATATGCAGTAGAAACATTAGTTGGTAATACTTTTATTTTTCTGTTACTATAACCAGATCCTGGTTCAATAACTTTTACTGATTGAAGAACATTTTTTGGTTCTGTTCTAAATTTGTGAATACCAGCAGCATTTGTTGCAGTTGAGATACCAATGGTATTGACACCGACAATAGCATCTTCACGACTATTGTATAATGTAACTGTTTTGGTATTTACAACACGAACGTGATAGGGAGCACCAGTTGCAAGTGTTCCTGTTGATTCATTACTATTAGATTTAAATGGACCAGTTCCAATTGGGGGATTACCGTTGCTACTATAATAAACCAGTTGACCATTCTCGAAGAAATGCTCTTCAGTGAATGTAATTGTTTCATCATCTTTAGATATACCACCTGAGAAGAATATATCTCTACTATCAAATTCAAGTTCTCTAAATCTAGTCCCAACATTTGGTTGTAATACACATCCAGATCCATTACCACCAGTTAATGCTATTGATTTTACTTTATCAATATCAAAATCATGAGGATCAACTAATACTTGTTGGACAGAACCGTTTATAATCGCTTCTGCTGTAGCATCTATACCATCACTACTTTGAATTTTTATATTAGGTGGATTAATAACATCATATTCTTCACCACTATTGAATACATCAATACTACTAAGTGGACCGAAATAAATTGCATCCCCAGATATAGGTGTAGTAATTTCAACACCATCAACTAATATACCAACTTGGTTTGTTACAGTCTCATTAGTCCCAGAAACGTAGAGTTTTTGCTCTAAGGGGAACTTTCTAAGAATTTTGTTTGCCGTTAGTTTTTTTCCAAATTGAGATTTTTTTATAAATTCATGAGTCGCATTAATTGCTGCTCCTTCCGCCTTAAATCTAACTTCCTGTCCGACTGCACCAACTAGACCTCTTGAACGATATAGTTTAATTTTTCCTGGATTTTTATTAATAACTTCTATAAAGAAGGATTCTTCATCAGATAATCCAGTAAGAGGACTACCATTTGAATTATATACAACTTGATCTCCAGATACTAAAGGAATATCTTTACTTGTACCGTCAATGATAGTATTATAGTCAAAAGTTTGAGCGTTGTAACCCTCCAATTCATTAACAATATCAGAAGAGATTGTTTTTTGAATTTTTAGTTCTGAAGGTAATCCGCCTTCATATGATGGTAATGAGTTAGAAGCAACATATGCATTCTTATTAGTCTCATTATAGAGATTAAGTGTATCGGTCAATAAAGCATCATTTCCTTCTTTAATTTCTATACTATTGCTATTAGCTTTCTTTAAATTTCTTCTTAGATCATAAAATGAATTTCCTACACCAGTAACAAGACTAATACCTAGACCGTTTACAGTAATTTCATTCCGAGTTTTGTCAATAGTACTTACAGTAAGATTTGTGGCACCTACTGATACATTATCATTGTTGCGACCAATAACATCTATAGTATCACCAACTTTTAAACTTGATTTATCAATGTTGGAAGACAATAAGAAAGTAGATCCATTTATTTCTTCAATTTGATATCTACTGCTGGTATTGTAAATCCATGAGTTAGCAAAAATTTCTTTATATGTTGGATCATTTTCCGGATTTTCAATTCTTTCTCCAACATTCTTTACATAAATTCTTTCTCCTTCAGAGATAAGAGTAATGTCAGAAGTCGTTTCAAACTCAGATAAAACTCCAGTAATTCTTAATTCAACTTTTTTATTTGGATCTCCATTTTCATAACCAATGAGAACTTCATTAGATCTAACGTCAGATCTAATGGGAATATCATAGTTTACACCTGAACAATCAAAAAATTGATTGATTGATTTTGATCCATAAGTTATAGTTTGATCATCTATGATAACAGATCCTGACTGATCAAATCCTATTGTGGAGTCTACGGTGATAATAGATCCTCCAATAGACACTGGTTCTTGCGCCCTGGTCATTCCAGGAATAGTGAAAGTACCTTCAATCAAATCTCTATCATTATATCCAACAAATAATGAGATTTTAAAATATGATTTTGGACCAGATGTATCAATTCCAGATCTTGTAAAGATCTCAACTTCTGATACGGATGCATTAGTATTTGGATCATTACTCTTTGTAAGAGTCTGACCAACTAATTCTTGAGGATCTCCACTAATTGGTTCTACAACAATTACTTCCCTGCGAAGGAAATCTGCACTAGATGGTTTAATTAAACGTTCTTCTAAATCTAGAATAACTGCTGCTTCACCAAACAGAACCTTCATGAGGATTCTGATTGATTCTTGAATACCTTTTGATTGATAGAAAGATCTTGCGTGTTTTATGAAGTTACCAACGTCTAGATCTTTAGTAAAATCATTGTTCTCCAATCCAGGGAGAAAAGTTTTCTTTAATTTTTTATAGAATTCTTGGATGAAGAGTACACTTAAATTAGTTACAGATGCTCCTGAAGAGTGAGACTCTGCACTAGTGTTCTCAAATGTTAAACTTTGGCGATTGACATGTTGTACTACCGTTGCAATACCAACATTATATCCAGTAACACCACTGAATCCACGAATTAGACCAACAAACTCAGTACTAGTTTTACTAGTATATGAAATTATCTCATTACCAATTTTTAAAAGACCATACTCGTCTGGATATCCTTTAGTTGAGGTTACAGACAGAGATGTTGATGAAGTACTTACATCAGATGTAAGAGTTGTTTTTCCATAAACAACTTCTGGTTTAAGATTATCAGTCTTTAGATACTGATCTAAATTATCAATTAGATCAGATGGACCTCCCTGAAACTCTTGAGAGATATAGTACTGTTTAAAAAATTCAGTAGCGTTCTCAAAGTCAGCCCTAACAAATTCGGGCAATTGACTTTCTATAATCTTATTGATCTGTACTCTTTTATCAATACCTGTGGTCATTTATTTCCTCTCTAGGTCTCCGTTAGAGTAACTTGATGTGTAATAATCTCTTGAGAATATAACACCAGAAACATCCTCTCCAGAAGCAATTACATCTTTAATCATATTTATCTTACTATTTGAAAGATCAAATGAGATGTACAAATCTTTTAATCCAATAATATCATTTGATTCTGGGAACGCTTGAATTTCAATAATATTATTTTCAACATCAGTTGAAGTAATATTCATGGTATTTAATATAATTTCACCCTTTTCATAATCAACAGTTCCTACTGATTTGACGATAACTCTTAGTTCATCGTTTTCATTACGAGAAACTGCACTCAGAACGCCTTTCTTGCTACCATCTAACTTACCATCAGAAGTTTTATTAGGTACGTCAGTTAAGAATACTTTGCTAGAAGAACCAGATACTGTAAATCCAGTGCTCTTGATATTATATCCTTCAGGATTAATATGAAATTTATTTCCAAAACATAATTCATATTGTGCAAACTGATCTTTTAATGCTTTTAGATCTCTTCTCATTATTACCTTTGTAATATTTGAAGTGATAGCATTATCAACCCTATCAATCAATTGAACTATCTTGCTATACTTAAATCTGCCACCAAATTTATTAATGTCTACAGTTTTTGAGTATTCTGTAAGAGAATCTGTAATTCTTCCACTTAATTCTGCCGAGTTTGATACCTTAGATGTATCAAAATAGACATTTGACTCAAGTTCAATGTATAGAACCTTAAGATCTACGATTTCTGAGTTAATTCCAGCAATTGCATAGCTTTTTAATTTATTTTTAATTTGCTGCTTATCAAAATCCGAGACATATGTACCATTTTTTGGTTTGATACTGATTTGTACCTTACCAAACTGTGGAGGATTCAGTTCTTCACCACCAACTACAGCAACTGACTCAGTTTGAGGGAAGATTGACTGGATAATTGCCTCATAGTCACGCCCTGTAACCGCTCTGTACTGCGAAGAATACAATCTAGGGGCAAAATACTTGATAGAGCGTACATCCTCTATAGCAGCGCCGTTACGGGCACCATTTACAGTGTTTACTGTGATGCCTGCTTTGGGTAAAACAATCTTTCCACCCACTTGTGACTGAGTTTTGTCGGAAAATGACCCCTGAAAACTAAATTCTCTAGCACCATTGCCATCTTTACCGTCAGTCATGATATATTGAACGGTAATTATGTCACCCGACTCTAGTTTTTTACCAAAAATACCATCTCCGAAGAGAATTTCAAAGTTTTCATCACCAATTTCTTGTAAAAAGAAGATTTCTGAGTCTTTTTCAACGTTCAGAATGTTATTCATCATTTTATATTCTCTTCCAAGCACTCCTTGCTCAGAAGAAACAAAAACTTTAAGGGTTGAGGTGTCAATATCGGGGTTAGCAAGAATAAAGCGTTGATTGGCATCCTCATTTTTCCTAAATCTGGACTCTAAAAATGTTCCTTGGTAGATTCTAATGGGATTTTCAACACTTCCAAAGGTTGCAACACCTCTTTTTACTGAAGCATGATGCTCTTCAGTAGTTGCAAAGGTAAAACTAGTGCCGTCAGCATTTCCAATAGTGACTAATCCTGGTTGTAAGTAGACAACTGGTTCTGTAGTGTCTGGTTCAAAGGTAAAATACACCTCAGCATACGCTGCTTTCTTTGAAGTTGGTACATATCCTATATTTCTTGCTAAAGAAACTACGTTTTCACGTACAGAAGCAGAATCTAAGAATGATTCATTAACAACTAAGTTGGCATTAAACGCATTAATGTAAGTATTATACGCTAAAGTGTCGATTAGAACCGAAAAATTTGATCCTTCAAAGTCAAAATCAGTAAAATTACTGTTTGCACGAAGAAAATCTCTAATCTGAGTTTTTATTTCCTCAAAATCTAAACTAGTATACTGTGTAAATGGCATATTATTATCTGGTAGACTCTAAGAGGAAGGTAAATTCTTGGGTTGGTGCATCCAAACCAACAATATCGAAGATTACAGTTACATTAAATGCATTTTGATCAATATAAGAGTCGATACTTACTCTTAAATTATTAACTCTTGGTTCATAACGATTAACAGTTTCATTGATTTGATCCTGAATCGCGATTCTAAGTCCTGGACTGTAGTTTTCAAACAGACTTCCGCGTATATCAGTACCTAAATCCGAACGAAAAAACCTTTCTGAAGGAATTGTTTCAACTAAATTACGTACTGCTCTTGTAATTGCACGTTCATTAGTCAACACTGGTAGATCTTTTGTAACCGGGTGTGGTTTAAAAGAGAAACTAATGTCCTTAAATGCTTGAGATGTGCGCTTAATTGCCATCTAAAAGGTTCATTCAATAGTATTACTCTGGTTATTTATAGAGTTTAGACAAAAAAAAGACCCGGATCATGAAATCCAGGTCTTTTTAATCATTTACCTTGTCCGCGATAACGCTTTTTCTTAGCATTACGGGATGTAGCAGCGTATTTTGTATGCTTACCTGCTCCCTGACGAGTCTTTTTAGGTGTGGATTCTACAAATGCATCACCACCAAGTCCAATTTTAGATCGTGCCATTAGTCCTCAACTTTTTTAATAACGGTTTTTAGGTCTTTTGGGTTAATGTACCCATTTTCGTAGAAGTCTTTTGCAAGATCTTCTACAGTATCAAAGTATTCATCTTGGGTTAGGTCCTTATAAAGAACTTTATCCCCATCCATTATATCAAATAACTCTTGATTTTTCATGTCCTACCCTAATTCGTGGATCACACCAGATCTTAAATCCAGCAGCGATAGCATCTAAACAGAAACTTACATCTTCACCACACATATCTTGTACTTCACCTGATTCAAACACCTGCATTTTAGGTGCAAACCAAGGATATGGTAAACCTTCGTGTTCAAATACACCTTTTTTAATTAGTACCCAACCAAAACCAGTGTAATCAACAGTAAATGGTTTACGGCGTTTTTGAATACTTTCGAGTGTTTCGTGGTTCATAACACCACCATTATTACGGAAGTCATCTTCTTCCATCCAATGAGCGACCGAGGTAGTACGACCATCTTCAGTACAATACCAACCAGCAGAGATCTCTTGATCCATCAGAACGAGCTGCCAGAATTTTTCCGAGTTAAAGACGATATCACTATCAATCCAGAGTTGATAATCATATTCGAGCTTCCCGTCCCAAGGTTTCTGATCAGGACCCCTAAGAACATTAGCACCGAGGCACTTGCAGCGAGCAAAGTTGACCATTGATGAGTAATCCTGAGAGATTTGGATACTAGCTCCACTTTGTACCAGATCAAAGCATAGCTGTACAAAGCTCTTCAGAAATGTATAGGATACTCCGCGCCCTGGTAGGCAGAATACCACTGTTTTACCGCGAATCATTTCCCGTGCTTTATCATAATCCCATTCGGGTTCTTTTGATTTTGCAACAGGGGATTTCGCTTTGACTGTAAATCCTTTTCCCATGAGTGTTGTGTAATTACAAAGTTATTCTAATTGATTATCTAGTATAAGTCAAGAAATATACTTAACAGAGTTAAGGCGGTCATCCGAACCAATAGGTAATTGTGGAAATGTATTGAAACTCAATGATATACGAGTTTCATCTGTTTGATTTTCAGGTACACTATGTACTAAATGACTTGGAAATAAGATAAGTGAACCTGGAACACTGGCTAATGCCATACTATTTCTCATATAAGGATTAGTACAACCTAATCCAGCATCTGTTGCATTCTTATTTGGTAAGATAACAGTTGTTTCACGTTGTGAATGAAATACAATTGGTGATCCATTCTCTTGATTTGCTGCAATATAAAACACACCACTTAGATATGAATTACTATGAAAATGCATTCCATGATTTTGACCTGGTTTATTTGCATTTACCCAAGATTGTTGAATCGTCATTGGATGTGTAGATTCAACAATTGCTTCCATATATTCTTGAATACACTTCAAACAAAACTCTTTTAATTCTTTGAGTTCCTCGTTTTCTAATACCCAAGTATCTGTAGTCTTATTATTACTTCCATTTATTTGATACGGTAAAGTATCAGTAAATTCTTTGATCTTATCTACATCACCTTCATAATAAAAAGTGGCAACGGGTTTCTCTAAAAATGGATTCAGTATTTCCATCTTATTCACCTACAAAATAATTAATTGCTAATACAATACGTTTCTTCTGATCAGTACAAGTTGTACTTCCATGTAAATGTGAACCGTTATGTATTACTAATCGGTTTGCAATACTCTCTACCTTATCCCATCCACCTTCATCATTCTCAAATCGAGTGTATCCATTATTTGTATTCATATACAGCAATGCTGCGGTATGTGAATACGTCATATCTCTATGTGGACTATGCTCAATAATTTTATCCGTATTTGTATACATTATCATACGTGATCGAATTAATCCAGCAACATTTAACTGATAGTATAAAGGTTGTAAAAGATTGTGGAATTGATCCTTTGGTTCATGACCATCGAAAATTGGTGCTACAAAATAAAATTGATTTACATCATCATTTACACTATCTTCATGTAAAGCAACATTCTCTTGATATAACCAAGGAAATCTACCACTATGTAATACTACATCATATAGACGTTTGAAATAATCTTCCTCAAGAAAATTATCATGGATCTCATAATGTTTTGACATGACCTAAAAACTATTCTCTCCTATTAAACAAGGTATCTCTTTACCATATTCATCTAAACATACTTTCTCATATGATAACTCATCTTGAAAAAATTCATGATGAATCTTATCCCATATTATATTAAAATCTTCTTCTTCTAAACACTTGAATAATACATCACCTCTTAGATAGATGTGATAGATCGCTGCTTCTTTCGTAATTGTCATTCAATCTCCGTAATGATAATCTCGTCACCTTCAACTTCCCATCCTAATACTGTATCTTCAAACCATCCCTGGTCATTAATAACACACTCAGGAATCCGTATATAGTACTCCCCAGTTACTGGATCAACCTCTATGGCGCTTTTGAGTTCGGAAAAATTTTTTCTCATATATTAAATTCCTTACTGGGATTATATATCAAAACAAGATTTTAGTAAAGCACTATACTATCAAATCCTGACAACTTAAAAAATTTTGCGAAAAAAAATTTGAATTCAAGTGATATCACTCTCTCGCTTTGGGTCGTTT